TTGTCCAATTCCTGATTGGTACAAAATGCCACAAATTTTTAAATTAGCATCATGATTTAGCGGTGTGCTTCTAAATTTATATCGGTTCGCATAATGTATATTATGGTTTTTGCATAGTTAATTAGAAACAATTTTTTATTTAAATATCAATTTATTAGAAATATTAAAAACAGGAGTTTAAAAAAATGATTAAAGTTGAAATTACACAAAATCAATCAAGACTTATTACTCGTTCTGGCACAACAAAAGATGGTCGACAATACACAATTCAAGAACAACATGCTTATGTTTATTTGGGTGGGGATTATCCAACAGAATTTGTATTTTTTGTACAACAAGGGCGATCGGCTTATCCCTCTGGTTTTTATGAATTAGGTTCATCTTCTTTACAGGTTGGACAATTTGGACGTCTTGAAGTTGCTCGTGAGATTTCTCTTTATCCTCTTGAAACAGTGTCTAAAAAATAGGTATGAATCATGTCTATATTTGACGGCAAAATTGATAATGAGAGTGCTCGATATATTGTCACAGGTAATGAGTGTGAATTATCGGGATCAAAATCAAAATTAAAAAATTGTATTGCTGTTCATTATGAAATTCGAGATTTGAAATCTATGGCTTCGGTCACTGAATTGCCCGATCCAGATTATGGCGAATTAGCTCAAATTTGGGGATTGGCATTTACTAGCGTTCTAATGTTATGGCTATTTAGTCATGGGATTGGACAAATACTAAAAATGGTCAGAAATGGCTGATTTATTTAAAAGTAGGAGAAACATATGAAATTATTATCAATTGTAAAATCAAAATATACACACGCTATTGTTTTTGCTTCGTCTGTGATTTCTGGTTCAGCGTTTGCAGAGACTACGAGTAAAACTCCTGATTTATCATCACTAACTGATAGTATCGACTTTAGTGGTGTTTTGACAGCAATAATGGCAATCGCCGCATCTTTAGTAACTCTCTATGCTGGTTACGTTGGTGTTCGTTGGGTCTTACGCATGGTTAAAGGCGCATAGAATTCATTAATGAATAAGGGGGCTTAATGCTCCCTTTTTTTATTGTGAGGTTTTATATGTGGGATATTGTTGTCTTTCTTTGGGGGTTACTATGTGCATGGGCAGTTATTCAAGGTCTGAGCGGTCATTAGTTTATTTATTAATTATTGCTATTATTTTTTCTCCTTTCCTTTGTGTTCGTCTTGCCGTTGCTAATCCTGCTGTTGCGGTAGCTATAGGAGAGGTTTTTGCGGGTGTCATGGCTCGTCGTGCTGCTGTAACAGCGGGAATGAATTTAGCACGTATTAGTGCAACTCGTTTTGCTGTTCGAACTGCCGCTAATGAAGCTTTATTTGCGGTTCCTGCATCATCATCATTAAAAATCGGCGGTTATATGACATTTGGTGCAGCGGCTACTGCAATAGGTGGATATTCTGTTTCGTCGTTGTTATCGAGTAGTGATAATTTAGAATTGGCAACGGATGCAACATTGAATTCAGATGGTAGCTATTCTGTGACAATAAATCGGGACGGTGTTACAAAAACTATTAATATAAATTTTAAACCTGAAGAATTATCTCCAGTTTTTATATATATTAAATCAGTCACACAAGGAGCACCTGATAAAATTGTTGGTGTGGCTGAGGGTTATAATTATCCTGATAATGCCCTTTATTATACTTATAAAAATGGTTCTAGCGCTCCTTACTATTATGGTGATAATTATCAAGATTTGGCGATTGCATCTCAACAGTTTAGGACATATTCAACATATGAACCGTTTTATCGGAATTTTGAACGTACAGTGACAAATAAAAACGTTAATTCGAATGGTGATATTAGTTTTACAGAACGATTGTATAAATTTCGTTATGTTGAATCAGAATCGGTATTTGAATTTATAATTGACGGTGTTTCATTTGATAAGGATTTGATTAGTAATCCCGGCTCCCTTGAAATTTATCATCCCGACATTGTTGGCTTACCTTATCATCAAGAGGTTTTTGTAAAAGTTTTAAAACATGAAAAAAAAATTAAATTCGATTTTGAACCTTGTAAGACGACAACTTCACCGAACGGCTCAGTAACTACTATTTGTATACCTCCTGAGGATTCAGATTATATAAACACTGATAATGATTTTACATATCGATTGTTTGTTAATACAAATACAAAATATAAATTAGCTAATATTAATGCAGTTGCTGGCACATTATCGGATGTTCAATTAGAAGTTAAGCAATCGTTACAAAATCAGACAGTTGACTATGAAGTTTTGGCGGATATTTTCAATGAATTGATGAATGATGCAGCTAGTCAGACAGATTATGACGGTGTTCCATTTAGCTCATCTAAACCTATTACTGCAAATGAAATTAAATCTGTTGCTAGGGATATGGGATTAAATCTGACTCAGTATGATTTATTGTATTCAACTATACCTGATAACGATTTTTTACCTAACATAGAAAAACATTATTCTACGGTTATTAATAACGTTAATAATATTAATAACGATAATGGTAGTAATGGTAATAATAATGGAGATGATGATATTGATGATGAGTTCATACCGCCTGAATTAGAGGAAATTCCTACAGGTACAGAAGTGTTGTCGTTTTTAGATGAGTTATTTCCGTTTTTACGTGATTTTGAAATTACGGAAAAATCAGCAGAATGCCCGACGGTTGATATAACAGTTTTTGATAAAAAATACACAATCAATAGTCAATGTCCGCTATTACAGCAAAATAAATCATTATTTCAAACGATTATGTTAATAGTTTGGGCATTTGTTTCATTAAGAATAATTCTAAAAGCATAGTAACAGGAGTAATTTTATGCCTGCTTTTTTAATGTCTGTTATTTCGTGGTTTGTGCGTTCAGTACTAGTTAAATTTCTGATTATGTTTGCATTATTTTTTGTTATGTCTGAATTTATTCCGATATTAGTTAAGTTGTTGCCTAATTCTACAAATTTAAAGGATTTATTTAGTTTATTGCCTGATTCTGTTTGGTATTTTCTTAATTATTTCAAAATTCCTACAGGTATAACTATGATTATTTCTGCACTGTTAACACGTTTTTTAATTCGTCGAATTCCATTAATTGGATAACCAGGAGGATTTATGGCAATTTCTGCATATGTGGGTGTGCCTGGTTCTGGCAAATCTTACGAAGTTGTAAAAAGTGTTATACTTCCTGCGTTTTGCGCAGGTCGTAGAATCGTAACTAATATTGTTGGAATAAATGAATCGGCGTTTATAGATTATGCAGTTAATGTAAAAAAATGTGATTCTAATCAGCTCGGTACTATAATTAATGTTTCTGATGATGATGTAATTAGAGATGATTTTTTCCCATTTAAAACAACTGAAAAAATAGAAACCGTTTGCAAATCTGGGGATTTAATAGCAATTGATGAATTGTGGCGGATCTGGTCTAGTGATACAAAAATTCCAGTTAATCACCGATCATTTATAGCAGAGCATCGACATTTTACTGATGAAACAACGGGGCTATGTTGTGACCTTGTTGTTATAAATCAGTCTATAGCAAATCTACCGAGATTTTTAAAAGATCGGATTGAGACAACGTATCGAATGAGTAAACATGTGTCACTTGGTCTTAAAAATCGCTATCGAGTTGATGTATTTAATGGTACTAAATTGTTTAAAAATAATCGTGTTACTCATTATCAGGAAAAATACGATATAAAAATTTTTGGACTATATAGCAGTTATGACGGTATAAATGGGACTGAATCAACAACAGACAAACGGCAAAATGTCTTTGCTAACAAACGTCTTTTATTTCTATTAATATTTATGTTGTTAATGTTATTGGTTAGTGTATTTTTTATTTATAAATTTTTTTCATCTCGTCAATCTCAAACTCAGCTAACATCTGATACTAATAATACTATTACTCCTATTAATCATTCTATTTATGTTCCTCTGCAAAATGATCCAGATCCCGAGTTATCAACTAAATGGAGAATTGCAGGAGAATTGCATCAAAATGGTAAATCATATGTGATATTAAATGATAATTCGGGCGTGTTTAAATTAGAGCCTGCCAGTAATTTTCGATATAACGGTATGATGAAACAAGGCATTATAGACAATGAAATTGTCACTAGGTATAGCGGAGGAACAAGGCAGTGAAACGTTATTTATTATTGTTTATTACGTTATTTTTTTTACGTAATGTGTTGGCGAACGGCGTGGATTTTGAGCTAAATAGAGTTAAATTACCTGATGCTATTAATATTATTTATAGTGAAATATTTAAACGTCCATTTATGTTATCTCCAGAGTTAGTAAACGATGAACGATTATTAACGTTTAAAATCAGTGCTGATATTGATGCACGTCAATTTATCCAACGTTATTTTTCAAATATGAATATTAAAATTTGGGATAAAAATGGAGTTGATTATATAGCGGTTTATGTCCCTAAACCTGCTAGCGTTCCCACTTATACATTTACATATTCACCTAAATTTAGATCGGTTCAGTATTTATCAGATGCGTTGTCTGGTGTTGTTACTGGTGCGTTTAATAGTGGTTCAATTACGGGTAATTCTAATAATGTTAATTTTGGGGACGTTAATCCTAATAGTGCTAGCGGTCAATTTAGTCGATCTGGTGATATTCTGATTTTTAGGGGGACTAAATCCGACATCGATATTGTAAAAAATTTGTTACCCACTATTGATATAGTTACTGATGAAATTTTGGTAACCGGTTATGTTGTCGAGGTTTCGACAACGGCACAGGAGGGAAATGGTCTATCGTTTATAGCTAATTTATTTAATAATAAATTAGGTATCTCAATTAATTCAGATTATAACCCTACGTCTGGCAATCTAGTCACGTTTTCTAGTGGCTCGTTTAATGCAGTGGCTGAGTTATTTAATCGGGATAGTCATTTTCGTGTGATTAGTTCGCCTCAATTACGAGTTAAAAACGGCTCTAATTCGTCGTTTAGTGTTGGCTCTGATGTTCCTGTTATTGGTTCAATTACGTACGAGGATGGTAAACCTGTTCAATCAATCGAATATAGATCGTCTGGCGTTTTGTTTAATATTGGGGCTGAAATTAGGAAAAATACTATTGATTTAACAATTCAACAGCAGTTATCTAATTTTGTTAAAACTGAGACAGGGGTAAATAATAGTCCAACACTAATTAAACGTGACGTTAATACACAGGTTTCGATACAAAGCGGTGAAATTGTGGTTTTAGGTGGTTTGGCTGAGACTAAAAATAGTAAAAATTCGACTGGATTTAAATTGTTGCCGTTTGTTCGTTCGTCTGGGGGTGATAATAGTAAAACTGATATTTTAGTTGTGTTACATGCGGAGAAAATAATAAAACAAATACAATAGTTTATAACAGTCTATATTAGTTGTACCGCAGTTTTACGAGGAACAACTAATATAGACTGTTTTTCATACAAATTATTAAAGTATTGAATATGATCATTAATAAATTGTTATGCACAGATTTACTAACTATTTTTGTTTATAATTCTAAGTAGTTTATCTTGTCAATAGCAAGGCGCAAGTCGCAGTTCACGCAGTGAAACCGAGTGAGCACTTGACGAAGTGAACTATTGACAACTCTTCTAAATCCCATAATTGATATGGGG